ATGGGCCGCGAGCTGCGGGGCAAGACCCTGGGCATCCTGGGCTTTGGCCGGGTGGGCCAGCGGGTGGGCAAGCTGGCCCACGCCTTCCAGATGGAGGTTGTGGCCTATGACCCCTATCTCCCCGCTTACGTCTTTGACCAGGAGCAGTCCAAGAGCGTGTCCGTGGAAGAGCTGCTGAAGGTCTCCGACTTCGTGTCCATCCATATGCCCCTCACCCCCGAGACCAAGAACCTGGTGAACGCCCAGTCCATCGCCACCATGCGGGACGGCGTTGTGGTGCTGAATATGGCCCGGGGCGGCATTGTCAACGAGAAGGATATGTATGAGGCGCTGAAGTCCGGCAAGGTCGGCGGCTACGCCTCCGACGTGATGGAGAACGAGCTGGCCGGCGGCGGTCTCACTGAGGATGCGGGCTTCGACTCCCCCCTGTTCGAGTGCGACAACTTCATCGTTACCCCCCACCTGGGCGCCCAGACCGTGGACGCCGCGGAGAAGATTGGCGCGCACATCATCGGCAAGGTGAAAGAGACGCTGGCGCTGGCGTAATTCTGAAACAGCAAGACCGATGCGGATTTGCTTCCGCATCGGTCTTTTTTATGTTGAAAACCAGTAAAAAATCAAAATTCCATACTCCAGAAACGTCAGGGCGGGAAAGCCCAGTACAAATTTCCAGTGTTTGGTTTTGTGGCGGAACCAGTACATCCCCAGCCAGCCCCCGGGGCCGCCTCCCAGCAGCACCGGCAGGAACAGCCTTTTTTCCGGAATCCGCCGGCGGGAGCGCCGGGCCAGCCCCTTGTCCCAGCCCATGAGACAAAATGCCGCCCCGTTGACCACAAACAAATAGAGCCCCAGAAGATTCATATTTGTGCCCCCTCGGTTTTTCCCGTTTGAGCGGCAGTAAGCCGTCTGCACAGCGGAATTATAGCATTCCGCTGTACAAAAGTCCAGCGTCTTTTCTTGACACATTTCCGCAAATCGACTACAATAAACACCATGAGAGAAGGAGGAATTTTTATGGAAAACAACAACCTGGGCTACCGTGCCCCGAATGCCAGAGCGCTTTTGCCCATCGGCGTGTTTCTGGTGCTCTACCTGGGCAGCGGCCTGCTCTTTGAGTACGGTTTGAAAATCGAAATGGGCTTCTACCAGACCCCGGCCATCGTGGTCTTTCTCATCGCTCTGCTTGTGGCCTGCGTCCAGAATCGGGCGCTGAATTTCGACGCCAAGCTGAAGGTGATGGCCAACGGCGTGGCCGACGAAAATATTTTGACCATGTGCCTGGTCTTTTTGACCGCCGGCGCTTTCTCCGGGGCCATCTCCGCCGCCGGCGGCGCGGACAGCACCGTCTACCTGTTCCTGAGCTATATGCCTCCCCAGCTGGCGGTAGCGGGCCTGTTTCTGATCGCCTGCTTCGTGTCCCTGTCCATGGGCACCTCCACAGGCACCATCTCCGCTCTGGCCCCCTTTGCGGTGTCCATGAGTCAGGCCACCGGCTTTGACATCGTGCTGTGCATTGCCGCCGTGGCCTCCGGGGCCATGTTCGGCGACAACCTGTCCATGATCTCCGACACCACCATCGCCGCCGTGCGCACCCAGGGCTGTGAGATGAAGGACAAATTCCGGATGAACTTCTTCATCGTCCTCCCCGCCGCCTTGATTGCGTTCATCCTGTTTGTGGTGCTGGCCTGGGGCGGCGCGGGCCAGGTGGAGCTCCAGTCTTACAGCATCTGGAAGGTCCTCCCCTATCTGGTGGTGCTGGTGGGCGCGCTGGCCGGTGTGAACGTGTTTCTCATCCTGACGGCGGGCACGGTTTTGAGCCTGATCGTGGGCGTGGCCTCCGGGGCCTTCGCCTGGACCCAGATTTTTGCCGTCATGGGCAGCGGCGTCACCGCCATGTACGACATCACCGTCATCTCCATCATTGTGGCCTGCATTGGGGCCCTGGTCCGGGAGTACGGCGGCATCCAGTGGCTGATTGATTTCGTCCGCCGCCGCACCCGCACCAAGCGGGGGGCCCAGCTGGGCATCGCCGGACTGGTGGCCGCCGTGGATGTGGCCACCGCAAACAACACAGTCGCCATTGTTATGACCGGCTCCGTGGCCAAGGACATCAGCGAGGAATACGGCGTGGACCCCCGGCGCACTGCCTCCCTGCTGGATATCTTCGCGTCGGTGATGCAGGGCATCATCCCCTTCGGCGCACAGCTGCTGTATGCCTCCGCCGGGGCGGGGGTGTCGGCGGTGAAGATCATGCCCTATATGTTCTACTGCTATCTGATGGCAATCAGCGCGTTGATTTTCATTCTGTTCTGGCCCCAGAAAGAGAGCGGAAAAAAGTAACGTTATTTTGCAGTCTTTCGTCCCCCGGCGTCAGGGCCAGGGCCTGTTCCGCCGCCTCCAGGGCCTGAGAGACGCGCCCGACGTGGTATAGGGCGATGCCGCGCAGGTCCCAGGGCAGGCTCCCCCAGGCGGCCGCTTCGCATATGTAGCTGGCGGGCCGGTTTCGGATCTCCAGGGCGCAGCCGGTGAAGTAGAGCACCCCATCCCAGTTTCCCTGGGCGTAGAGCAGGGACGCAAGGTCAATATATGCCTCCCGTAAATGGGGCGCTTCGGCAATGGCCCGCAGATACCAGTCCCGGGCCAGGCCGGAGTGCCCTTTTTCGCCAAACGACCGGGCGATATACCGCATGGAGGCCGCCCGCTCGTCCGCCCAGGTGGCCGACGGCATAGCCAGATGCTTGCTCAGCGTGGCGATGCAGTCGTCCCAGCGGCCCCGGTACATATATTCCCGGCCCAGGTAGTGCATATTCCGGTCGTCCTCCGGGTCCTCCCGGACGGACAGCTCCAGCAGGGGCAGGTACTGGCCCCGGGATTTGGCGGGGTCCGGGTGGTGGTCCAGCTGCACCCCCAGGGCCTGGACCGGCCTGCCCCTGGGGGATGGCAGAGTCCACTCCAGCACCTCGTGGACCGGGTGGACCCACCGGAAGCCGTGTCTGGCGTGGACCTTTTCGCTCCAGAACACCACACCCTCAGAGCCGTCCGGGTTGAAGGACCAGGTATAGCGGTAGGAAATCTGGCTGACGCCGGGGCCCCAGGCCCGCTCCAGCGCCGCCCGCCAGCCGGGGTGAAAGATTTCGTCCAAATCGGTGCACACGCACAGGTCCATGTCTGGAGGGACCAGGTCCAGGGAGCGGTTCCGGGCCGTGTCAAAGCGCCAGGGGGAGACTGTCTCTACCGTGACCTGTGCCCCTCTCTGGCGGAGCTTTTCCGCCGTATCGTCGGTGGAGCCGGTATCCAGCACAACCACACAGTCCGCTTCGGACATAGAATCCATCCATCGCTCCACGAACTGGGCCTCGTTTTTGCAGATGGCGTAAACGCAAACCTTGTAGTTTCCCATAATAACCTCCTTGAAAAGAGCCGGCGTTCCCAGAACGGGAACGCCGGCTGATTTTGACTGGCTGCGGAATCAAGTGGCAATCACACCGGCAGTCCTCAGCGAGGCCAGCAACTCATTGATCGTGTCCACGAGCTCCGGGGTTCCAGCGCCCGGATCCACATCCGCCACTGCAGGGCCAGGGGTGATGGCAGGACCGGCAGGGCCGGTGGGACCCTGCGCGCCCGTTGCGCCGGTAGCGCCTGTGGCGCCGGCAGGGCCGGTGGGCCCCTGAGGACCGGCAGGACCGGCAGGGCCCTGGGCTCCCGTTGCACCGGCAGGGCCGGTGGGCCCCTGCGCGCCCGTTGCGCCGGTAGCGCCTGTGGCGCCGGCAGGGCCAGTGGGCCCCTGAGGACCAGCAGGACCGGCAGGGCCCTGGGCTCCCGTTGCACCGGTGGCGCCGGCAGGACCGGCAGGACCGGTGGGGCCCTGGGCACCCGTTGCACCGGCAGCGCCGGTAGCGCCTGTGGCACCGGCAGGGCCGGTGGGTCCCTGAGGGCCGGCAGGACCGGCGGGGCCCTGAGCTCCCGTTGCACCGGCAGCGCCCGTGGCGCCCGTTGCGCCGGCAGGGCCGGTGGGCCCCTGAGGACCGGCAGGACCGGCGGGGCCTTGGGCACCCGTTGCACCGGCAGCGCCCGTTGCGCCGGCGGGGCCGGGAATGCCCTGGGGCCCGGTGGGGCCTATAGGATACTATAAATTAGTACAATCATGCCCGAAAATTAACGCGGGGCATATTCTCCCCGTCTAGGCGTATCTCTTGAATGATTCCATGCCACATATCGCGGCGTTGAACTGCGGTGAAGGAGGGGTAGAACGTAGGGAGGCCGTCTTGCAGCAGCTCACGCAAGCCCTGAAAATCTGGCGCTGGGGGCGGTTCTGTCTCCTGCGCCTCCTGGAGCTGGGCGGAATATTTAGCCCAGTCTGTCCGGTACTGGTCCATATCGATGAGCTCATTGATATACAAATCTTTGAGCCGGTCCATTTTTCGCTGTATTGCAGCGCAATCTATCTTCGGACGCTTCGCCTGGGCTGCATCGATATTCCATCTGGCTTGCCAGCGGTCCAGCTCTGTGGATATATTCTGTAATAGCCATTGCTCCAGCTTTTCCTCACTCATTTGTTTCCTGTGCGTGCATTTGTGATAGATGGTCGCATTGCGGCAGCGATAGGAACGGTATTCTTTCCCGCACTTTGTGCCAGCACAACTTCCAGTCATCTTGAAGCCACATTCCGTGCAAACCACCAAGCCGGAAAAGAGATATACCCGCCCGCTCTCATTCTGGCGGACGGACCGGCTCTCCAGGAGTTTCTGAACCGCGTCAAATTCCTCTGGTGGGATCAGCGGCTCACAGTAAGCCGTATTCCCACGGTATTCTCCCTTGTATAAGGTATTTTTCAGCATCTTGCGAGCGCTGCGGTCCCAGAGCATGACCCCATACATATCTCTGATATAAGCCATTGCGGCATTGACAGAAGATTTTTCGCGGTATGTGCGGAAAAACGCCCGGACAATTTCCGCATTGTCCGGATCCGGAACCACGCGCTTGTCCTGGATCCGCAAGCCCAGCGGGAGAGAGCCGGAAATCACTTCTCCCCGGGCCACCTTGTTTTCAAACACAAACTTGATCCGGTCGCTGTCCCGGTCGCTTTCATCCTGCGCCACCGAGAGCCGGATATTGATGTACAGCCGGCCGTTTGTGGTTTCCGTGTCATAGTGCTCCTGCGTGGTTTTCCAGGCTACGTTGTGAGCGTCCAGAATCTCCTGTATTTTATAATAGTCGGCCACGCTGCGGAACCAGCGGTCCAGCTTGATAAACAGGATAACGTCGATCTTTTCTGCCTTAACGTCCTCCAGCATCCGCATAAATTCTTTCCGGTTGGTATATTTCTTCCGGGCGCTTTTGCCTTCGTCCACGTACACCCCGGCGATGGCATAGTTATTTGCCCGGGCGTACTCCTCCAGGTTGTCCCGTTGGGCCTGGAGGGAATAGCCCTGTTTGGCCTGCTCCTCTGTAGATACGCGGATATACAGCGCCGCGCGGCGGATGGCAGGGACCGAATTTTTATTGTTTCCCATGTGAAAATCCCCCTTGAATATCACTAGAATATGCGATATAATAGAGGGGCAGTATGAATCCCGGCAAAAGATTTTACTGCCCTTCTTCCGCCTCCAGTGTTCGTGCACTGGGGGCGGGATTTTTATTGAAAAATGTCGAAAAATATGGTAAGCTGAATCTGCGCTGCCAGTAACGGTAGGCGGTTGGCCCTCCCGACGGAGGGCAGCTTCTGCCCTCTGATCTTTGGAAAGGGGGGCTGTCCAGTGGTTACATATGGTGAACTGTTTCAGTACACACTTGTCATCATCGGCATAATTGCCCTGTTCATTCAGGCCAATAAAAAGAAGTAACCGCCCGGCTTCCCAACCTGCGGTTACTTCTTTGTAACTCATAGAGGGGCCAACCGCTTACCGGCAGCGCCCTTTCTATTTTCCAGTATAACCGCCCGATATTGATTTGTCAAGTATTCCTCCAGAACTGCCCCCCGGAGACAGCTACTCTCCGGGGGAGGTATGCAAGAGGAAGTTTTTAATTTGCGCATTTGTTGCACGGGCTTAATCCACGGGATATGGCCTCAGACAGTGTGGATGGGTAGTATCTTCCACCGTTACAACTAGAGCTGTAATGATATCTTTTCCCGGTCTTGGTTACATACACAGTTCTGCTCTCTTGCTGAGGTTTCTCTACTGTGGTTTCCCTTTGTACCTCAAAGGTGCCGACATAAATTCCTGTAGGCATATTAAGGGTCTGCATATAGCCGCTATACACAAAGCCTACTTTAGCGTTATCAGCTATCTGTAAATCTTTGAACCCTTCCACGCCAGCAGAATCAATAATGGCCATATCTCCAAATTCCGTCTTGATTGTGCGATATTTGTATTCTCCGAAGGTGCCATGAGCTCCGATCTTCCCATCTGCATACATAAAAACCAGTTCCATTCCTTTTTGGTCGGAATCTAGGTTGAAAATTGCAGCTGGGGCTTTCATTGCTCCGTTAAGATATTCTTTCGATGGAAGGGATGGATCCCTATTCTTTTCGATGTTTGTGAATCTCTCGACATATTTTACGTTTGGCGGATAGGTGTCCACGGAAGCGTATCCTGTGCGGAGCAGTTTTTCATTAAACATTTCCCCCTCAACATAAGCATACGCAAGAATACGCCCATATTGATCCCGCTCTTGAATGTCGAACTCCAATTCTACCTGGGTATTTTCTAAATAATACCTTGTAAAATTAGCGGCAGCTTTACCAGCCTCAGTATTTTTGCTGGCAGTGGGATGTACGCTTTCAGGTGTATCCACTCCGATCAACCGGACAGTTTCTTCTCTTCCGTCAAAACCGACTACAAAAGTATCTCCATCAATAACCCTGACTACATCATAAAGTTGTGTTACGATTCTGACTGTTTTTGTTTCTGGGTTCCAGTATGTTTTTGCACCAATAGAATCTGCGATAAACGCTGCAGGGACCATTGTGCGGCCATCTATGGTTTGTGCAGGAACATCAAGAGGAATTTCTTTGCCGTTGATGTTAGCTGTAGTGCTCCCGATTTGTAGTTGAACCGTAGTATCATCCTTAACAGCTATTGCAGTTTTGGTCTCTGAGTTCCAAGTAACGGAAGCACCTATGGCTTGCATAATCGGAGAGAGCGGAACCAAGGTGCGGCCATCAATGACTTGTGCTGGCACATCGGATTCTAGTTTTTGCCCGTCAACGTAAACATCAATGGCCCCCGCACTGGTGACTAACATTAACAAGGCTAAACATATAGAAACGAGTTTTTTCATAACCTTTCTCCTCTAAAAAAATTCGAAAATTGGCTCTTGACAAAATAAAACAAACGCTCTAAAGTGTGCCGTACAAATAACTGAGGAGGTTGTCCACGTGACAAGATAGAGAGCAACTCTTTCTTAGCCCGCTGGCCTGGTTGCCAGCGGGCTTTCCAAATCCGCAAACGCTTGCGGATTTGCGGTTATTATCAGACCAAACTAAACCAAATCCCACCAGTGCCATCTAAATTAGAACCATAAACGACCTTGGGAGCTGGATCGTTTGTATCAACTACAAAAGAAATAAATCCTTCCGTGGTACCACCAGCGTATGCGCTTCCCTTAAAGGATGGGGATGGATCTACAGTTGATATTCTTTCATATTCGGCATTTGTGGAACTAAACGCAGTAAAATCGCGTTTGTTCATATCCACAGACTGGTCTGTAGAAACAGAATTGATAGTAACTTTTACTGCGGCAAGAATATATTCTTTATCCGTTGTTGGACTATCATTAAAACGATTGGCCTCCCGGATCAGGGCCCATGCTGTTTGTCCTCGGTATGCGTTTGTGATTTCTACGGTTGCTGTATAAGACCCCCAATATTCGGTAACTTTAATTTCCTGAGCTGTACAATCGGAGCGGGATTTGTTCGGCTATAATTTGTGCTGGGAACTGTAGAAGGAGTAGTTGGTTTAGTTTGCTGGTTTTTAGAAGTTAGTACGATGGTCGATGCAGCTCCATCCCATGAGACATTAAGCCCGAGTGCTTCAGCAACGGTGCGCACAGGAAGGTAGTTTCGTCCGTTTAGGATGAACGGTTCTACGGAATTTCCATTTTCATCGACCAAGTCTAGTTGTTTACCATCCAAAGTTACTTTTATGTTTTTGAAGGTTAGCTCTTGGGTAATCGTTCCTACTTGTGCCGCTACAGGAAGTACCATAGTCATCAACAAAAACATGGTAAGCATCCCCAACCAAAATTCTTTTTTCTTCATAATCTTTCTCCTTTACAAAAATGTCGAAAATTAGCTCTTGACAAAATAAAACAAACGTTCTAAAATTTATCATGCAATTACGGAGGAGGTTTGAAATATGCTAGACAGAAATCAGCTAATCCAATCCATCACGGAACTGCTAATGAGGGCTTCGGACGTGGAATTGGAAATAATCTACCGAATCGTAAGCAAGTACATCAAACACTAGCCAGAGGGGCTGAACCGGACTGCGGTTCAGCCCTTTGTCATTTCTTCGGCCATCTTTGCCAAAACCAGCCAATCACTTTCATCCAGTCTGGACAGCATTGTAATAAACCTCCGCTTAAATCCGTCCGATTCGTCGCTAAGTAATGGAGTCATGAAATCTGCAATCTCCTGCGCCTTACTCAGTTTGACAAACATTTCGCCTTCTCCGTCTCTAAGCCAGGATTGATTTACATTGAATTTCATGCAAATCAATGAAATAACTTGATTTGACGGAATTCTGCGCCCTGTTTCATATCCGGTGATTGTGTTCTGCACAGAGCCGATTTGCTCTGCGAATTCTTGCTGAGTAAGCCCCAGTGATTTTCGCAACTCTTTTATCCGCTCGTTCAAAAAAAAGCCCTCCTTCCAAGTGCAAGCATAGCACAAAAAAACCGCGCTGTCAACAGAAATCGCAATGTCAACAAATTTGGGGTTGACAAATAGCGCGTTGCGCTGTAATATAATCGCGTAGACAATATGGAAGGGAGGAACACAAATGTCTGACACAAGTAAAGATATCCTTCGCACATTCGACGCGCTGCTGAAGAGAATCGACGACACGCAGAAAGAAAAACTGCTGTGCTTCGGTGAGGGAATGGCCTTCATGGCAGAGCAGCAGGCCGCCCAGCAGGCGGCGGAAAGGGGGTGAAAAATAGTGTTTGATGAAACTGTCCATGTCTCTCGGATGAAAGAACGTCTTGCGTTTGAGGTCTCGGTCAATGGCAGTGAGATGCTGTCTCTGCTCAAGGAGATCATGGAAACGACCAAAACGCTGTCCGGCTTATCCCATCGCCTGATGGAGACCTTGGAAGTGTTGGGAGACGATGAAAGCCGCTGAGGCAACAGCGGCTTTCAGGAACTCAGGCCAGGTATTCGAGTATGGCTTTTTTGAAGTTGTTCAGAGCATAGAAGATCTGTTTGTGCGACTCACATAGTTCCCCTTTTGTCACGGGGTCTTTACTGTATGGATCATCCGCAACAAATTGGGTCTCGTTCAAAAATTCCTGGCATACTTGTTCCAAAGCGGTTTCCAGTTCTCGTTTAGTCATCATATCACTTCCTTTCGCCGCCATTATGGCACAGGCGGCGGGAGTGGGCAAGGAAAGGAGGTACAAGAATGACGGATAAGGAAACACGCCTTATATCTGTGTTTCAGGCGCTTATGTCGGCCATGAACGAGTCGGAGAGCGATAGCCTGCTTGCCTTTGCGGAAGGAATGCTTGCTGCTGTTAATCTCCGCTCCCAGTCCGGGGCGTGATGGCAATGTCCCAGCAGCAGGCCGCCCAGCAGGCGGCGGAGAGGGGGTGAGGGGGGAGTGAACATAGTTTTCTGGGCCATAGTAGTGCTAGCAATGGTGCTTCTGTGGTTTATCATGAGCCCCATGTTCAAATATCTGGGAGGTGATCTCAAAGGCTTATTCAATCGGGCAAAAGACGAAATTACAGAATGTGAAAGTGAGGATGAAGAATGAAAAAAACTATTTTGTGCAGCTCTGCGGGCCTGATCGGCGGGATTGCCGCAGCGGTTCTCCTGGTGTCTACGCTGATCGGCTGTATTATTTGCTTAAAAATTATCCCCACCGGCTACGTGGGTGTGGTTTACTCCATGAACGGCGGTGTGCAGGATGAAATCCTGACCCAGGGGTTCCATATCGTTTCTCCTACAAAGTCGGTGAAAGAATTCACGATTGGCAATGAGCAACTGATCTTGACCAAGGATGAACGCGACGGAAGCAAAGGCGACGATTCTTTTATGATCTCTACCGCCGACAATGCCAATATCAGCATATCGTTCCAAATGTCGTACCGGTTCAACCAGGCTGACGTAGTCAACACATATAAGCGTTTTCGCGGCATGAGCGGGGAGGACATCGTAAACAGCCGGGTCCGGACCGTCCTGAAAGCAAAAATTTCAGAGGTGACCACGTTCTATTCCATGATGGACATTTATTCCGGCGACCGCGGCAAGATCAACAGCGAAATTACGGAATTTTTGAATCAGGAGCTTAGCGCAGCATATGGGATCGAGGTCATTGACGCGTCGATCATTGATGTGCATCCGGATGCTCAACTCCAGCAAACCATCGACGACCGCGTGAAGGCAATGCAGCGCAAACAGCAGGCCGAGGCGGAGCAGGAAACAATCAAAGTCCAAAATGAGACAAAAATTCTGGAGGCCGAGGCAGCGGCAAAAACTCGACAGATTGAGGCGGAGGCAGAGGCCAACGCAAACCGCACCATTGCTGCTTCTATCACCCCCGAGCTGGTTCAGATGAAAGAGGCAGAGGCCAGAATGGAGCATGGATGGGTAACCGTCCAAGGTGCAGATGCTGTGATTACAAAATAACAAATAAAAACCCCCGTCGGATGGTGGAACATCCGGCGGGGAAGGAACCAGCAAACCAGAAAAGCGGTCCTTGTGTATCTATTATACAATGACCACCGGAAAAATGCAAGACAAAGCGAAAGTATCAAAAACATATCGGACAAAGAGTCATTCATACGCTCTGAAAAAGGAGGCGGCAATATGAATGGTACATTTGAAAATGAGCTGAACGTACAGCTGTTATACGAAATTGTTGGCAGAATCCTGGGGGAGCAGTACGGGGTGAAGCTCACCCCGATTGTGACGCGCCGGAAGGATTATCCTCAGCCCCAGACAGAGCAACCAGACGATCCCGCTCCTCTTGCCGTTTAACGCGGCAAGAGGGATGATCTAAAATCCACAAACGAAAAACAGGAGGACACGAAAATGCAGAAAGACAAAAACATCCAGGACAAGCTTCTGTCCGCGCTCCAGGAGGAGGGCGTGCCCGTGACGGTGTTCGTTTTGAATGGCTTCCAGCTACGCGGCCAGATTACCGGATCCGACCGGTACGTGGTGGTGGTTCAGGCCGGGGAGGAGCAGCACATTATGTACAAGCACGCCATCTCCACCATCCACCTGGAACGTCCGATCAATCTGTGAATGGAGGTAAAAGACATGACTACATACAAGGGCACGGATCGGGCTATGAAGTGCCGTGGCTTCCAGTATGAGCTGGGGAAAAAGTTTACGTGGGACGGAGCTGTCAGATGCGGTGACCGGGGCGTACACTCTGTTGTCTGTCCGATGGATGCGTTGTCGTACTACTCTCCGGTGGATGGCAGCCGGTATTTTGAGTGCGAGGCCGGCGGGACGATTGATGGAAAAAACAATGTGGACAGCAAGATTGCGTCCAGCGAGTTGACGCTCAAATCGGAAATTGGTCTTGATGGGTTGATTGAAGAGCAATTTGACTATGTCAAACAGCTTGCGGAGGGCAATGCCGCCCAGGAGGACGGTGACCACGCCGCCGCCCAGGGGGACTGGGGCCACGCCGCCGCCCAGGGGGACAGGGGCCACGCCGCCGCCCAGGGGCACAGGGGCCACGCGGAAGTACATGGAGAGGATGCGATTGCCGCTGCGTTTGGCATAGACGGCAAAGTAATGGCCGGGAAAGTGGGGGCATGGCTCACGGCCTACGAGTGGGAGAATACCGGCAGCGGTTTCCATATCAAGGCTGGGAAATGCGTCCGGGTGGACGGTGAGAAGATCAAGCCGAATGTCTGGTACACCCTCAAAAACGGGGAATTTGTGGAGGTGGAAAAATGATGTACAACGACAATCCGGGACCCGGGAAGGTGTCCCTTGTGCCCCAGACGCTGCTGGAGCGGTATGGGGAGGCGCAGGTCTGGCAGGTGGAGCGAATGAGCGAGAACATCTTCCGGGGCTGGCTCAATAACGGGAGTGTGGCTATGGCCATCGTTCAGGGTGACAATACCGTCACGGTCAAAGACGTCCCGGCGCTCTGGTAGGCGGGGGTGTCATGATGGCCCAACGGCAGATTTTTGTACACCGCGCAAAACCGAAAGAAACCAGGATCCAAAACAGCATTATCTGGGACAACGGCCTGAGCCAGATGGCCCGGTTCTCTCTGATCGCCATGCTGAGCCTTCCGGATGAATGGGATTATTCGGTCCGTGGAATGGCCGTGATGCTGAAAATATCCAAAGACACCATGGGGAAATACCTGAAAGAATTGGAGGCGGGGGGCTACCTCAAACGGGCCCAGGCCCACGGAGAGGCGGGACGGTTTGCCAAGACCGCCTACCTCCTCACGGACACGCCGGGAGAGTTCGGGGAGGATGTTTTGCTGGAACCGTGTCCTAATTTACCGGACCCGGTAGAACCGGACCCGAAAAAGTCGCCACAAAAGAAACGTACTGAACAAAAGAACGGCACGGAACAAAATACCCCCCAAAGCCCCCCCGAGGGGGGCGCGCCCTCTGCTGTTAAGAAAAAACGAAGCCGCCGGCCCAAGGCGGAGCCGGAGTGGCGGCCAGAGAAATTCGAGGGGTTCTGGAAGGCGTACCCCAAGGACGACTGCCGGGCCAAGGCGGTGGAGCAGTGGGACGCGCTGCCCCGGGACAAGGAGCTGATGGACAAGCACCTGGGGGACGAGGATGCGCTGCTGCGGGAAATCGCCCTGGGTCTCAAGCGGCACCTGGAATCGCGGGACTGGCGGGAGAACATCGGCATTCCCCACGCCTTCCGCTGGCTCCGGGACCGCCGGTGGACGGAAAAGGTCAAACAGCCCCAGGCGCAGCCCGCGCCGGATCCCGCCGCCCCCCGGCAGAAGAAATGCCACACGGAGATCGTCAACGGGGAGGAAGTGCTGGTCTATGACAGCTGACATATTCGAGGCGGAAAACGCGGTGGTGGGCTCCATCCTGATCGACTCCCGCTGCCTGGGGGCCGTTGTCCCGGTGCTCCGGCCGCAGTTTTTCGGCTCAGCCATGGCCCGGGCCCTGTATGAGGCGGCGCTGCGGCTGGACCGCCAGGGGAAGCCCATTGACCCGGTGGTAGCGGCGGAGGAGGCGCGGCGGCAGGGGACCGAGGTGCCTCGGGACTACCTGCTCCAGCTGATGGAAGCCACGCCCACCGCGGCAAACGCCCGGGAGTACGCGGAGATTGTCCGGGACAGCGCGCTGCGGCGGGGGTGCATGGCAGTCGCCGAGGAAATCAGGACGTTGGCCGCGGAGCATACCCAGCCCAAGGAGATCATGCTCAAGGCGGCGGGTCGGCTGGACGGGCTGCTTCAAACGGGCGCGCCGGGGGCGCTGCTCACGCCGGACCAGGCGATGCTCGCGTTCTACCGGCACCGGGAGCTGCTGGGGAAGCCCGGCGGCGGGTATGTCCGCACCGGCTATCAGGACCTGGACGAAACGCTGGGCGGCGGGCTTCTGGCCGGGGGAATGTATGTGCTGGCGGCCCGGCCCGGGATGGGAAAAACGACCTTTGCCATCAACATTGCCGACCGGGTGGCGAAGGAAAAAAAGCCGGTTCTGTTCGTCTCCCTGGAGATGACGGAGGCCCAGCTGAACGCCAAGCGAATCTCCCGGGAGACGGGGATCCCGGGCCCGCGCCTGCTGATGGGCGCCCTGAGCGAGCAGGAGGAGCAGCTGGTGGCGGACGCGGGGGACGTAATACGCGCCCTGCCGGTGTACATCAACGGGGAACCGTCCGCCACGGTCCCGGACATAGAGGCGATGGCCCGCAGCGTGAAGGGGCTCTGCCTGATTGTGGTGGACTACATCGGGAAGGTTTCCCCCGGGGAGCGGGGCGGGGCGGCCCGCTATGACTATATGGCGGAAATATCCGGGGCGCTGAAAACGCTGGCCAGCCGCCTGCGGGTCCCGGTCCTGGCCCTGTGCCAGCTGAACCGGGCCGGGGCGGACCGCAGAGACAAAACGCCGCTCTTGACCGACCTGCGGGACAGCGGCTCCATCGAGCAGGACGCGGACGGGGTGATTTTCCTCCACCGGGAGGACTATTACGAAACGGAGTACAGCTCCGGCGGCGTCAATGCGGATTTGCAGGTGATTGCAGCCAAAAACCGCCACGGCCGGGTGGGGAAATGCCGGCTGGCCTTTGATATGGCGGCAAGCAAGATGACGACCTCCCGCGCCACCGCGCCCTATCAAAAGCCGAAGAGGCAGGCCCCGGAGCCGAAGCAGATGCAGTTTGAGGATTTACAGGAGCCGGACGGCGATATGCCGTTTTGAGGGGAGAATGAGATATGACAAACGAAGCGAAAAAATCCGCCTACGCCCGCATGGGGGACAAGCTGGCCCAGTTCGGGCTGGCCTCCCCCGCTGTGAGCGAGGCGCGGGACATCGAGACGATTACAAGCGAGATTCTGAGCTTGAAAAAGACCGCCGGGGATGCGATCCTGGCAATCGGCCATCGTCTGATTGAGGCCAAGTCCCTGCTGGCTCATGGGGAATGGCTCCCGTGGCTGACCGAGCAGGTGGAATTTTCGGAGCGATCCGCACAGACTTACATGCGCCTTGCCCGGGAGTGGTCAAATCCGCAGACGCTTGCGGATTTGGGGGCGGCGAAAGTTCTGGTGCTTCTGTCCCTGCCGGAGCTGGAGCGGGAGGCATTTCTGGCCGAAGTTCCGGCAGAGGATATGTCTGTCCGGGAGTTGAAAAAGGCCATCCGGGAGCGGAATGAGGCCCAGCAGGCCCAGGAGAAGATGGCGGGGGATTTGAGGCTGGCCAACGAGCTGCTGGAGCGGGCCAGGACGGACCAGGAGACGGAGCGGGCCCGGTATGAGCAGGCGTCGGAAATGCTGAAAATGAATGCGGATCTGCTCAAAAAGGCCAAGGAAGAAAAGCAGCAGGCGGCTGCAAGTGCGGCGGAGCTGGAGCAGCAGCTGAAGGAGCTGCGGGAAAAACCGGTGGAGGTTGCCGTTATGGAGGTGGATCAGGAGACACTGGCCGCCGCCCGGGCGGAGGCAGTTGAAGAGATGCAGGCCAAGATAGACCGGGCCCGGAAAGACCTTGCCGCCGCCAACGACCGGATCGCCAGCCTTGAGCAGGCCGCCCGGGCAGCCGCGGTAGTCTCCGACGAGGATTTGACGATTTGCAAAATCCTGTTTGGACAGGCCCAGGAGATTGTCAACAAGATGGCCGGCCTGCGCATCAAGCTCCAGGGGCGGGAGGACCCGTCTGCCGCCGAATCGGTGCGCCGGGCGATGCTGGCTCTGAGCGACAAAATCAGGAGGGACGCGGAATGAGTATGCTGGAAACCGCGCTGGGCAGAATCAAGGCCCAGCAGCCCAAAGAGCGCACCCCCGTCTGGATGGTGGGGGAACAGCTGAAGGATATGCTCCTGGCCAACCCCCAGTGGGCGGAGATGCTGGCTCAGGACTTGGAAATCAAGGAGATGTCCCTGGCCGAGTGCGAAAAGAAAATGGAGGCCTATGCCGACGGGCACAAGACCGGGAATTTCGCCTGCGTGACGCCCCTGGAGGCGGAGAGCATCATTCGGGATTTCTACGGCCTGCACGATGCCGGCCCGGTCCCCGCCCCGGAAGACGGCCTGCTCCGGTTTGAGGACTTTTTCCCATGAAAACAAAAAGAAAAGAGATTCCGGACTGCCGGGGGCTGGTCCCCCGCACACCGCCGGAGGGGCTGGCCGCCTGGGCGTATGTCCACTGCCAGGGGCTTAAACGCTCCGGAATACTCTATGAGGTGGAGTGGGTGAGTGAAATGGGGCTGGCGGAGTGCCTGTCCCCGGATCCAAAGCCGAAGCGGATCAAAATGGTCCGGGTGACCTGCTCCGCCTGCGGACGTGGTGCGCTGCTGGAGTGGACGAAGGACCCGAACGCCGGGTACGGCTTTCTCGGCGATTATGAGTGTGACGAAGGCGGGCTGGTTTTTGCGGACGGCGATGAAAAAAGCTGCCCCCATTGCGGGGAGAGGTGCCTGGTCCGCAAGCGCTCCTCCCTGGGACGCTTTGGGTATTTTGTAAGCGGAGAAGTCAGCGTAATGTCCGCCAGCCTGGCGGGGGAGGAAAATATGCTGGCCCTGACCGTCTGGACGGCACAGAACCGGGTCTATAAATCTGGGCAAGAAAGTCTTGTGCTGATCCCGGCAGAGGCTTATGTATTCAGCCGGGACGGCTGTGTCCAGCTCATGGGATGGCGCAATTCCTACAACGGAAGCACTGGGTATTTTATTTCCTATTCGCTTGAGTGGCGGCAGCCCCAAAAGTGGACGCACCACCGACTGGAATACAGGACAATTTTTGGGCTGACGGAAGCGCTGCTGGCGCAAAGCAGCCTGCCCCACTGCAAGCTGGACGTGTATATGGATCAATTTCAGAGCCTGTGCAAAAAGTACCCGGTTTCGTATCTGCTGCTTTACCAGGAGCACTCGAACGTGGAAGCGCTGCTGCTCCACGGCCTGCCGTTGGTGCTGCATGAGCTGATCGAGAAGGAATGCTTCTCTGAAATTCACTGGGAGGAGACCAGGCCGGCGGCAATGCTGGGCCTGACCCGTGACGAGCTCCGACTGGGCCGGAAACAGGGGTGGGGCGCGTTTCTCTGGCGGCTGTTCACCAGTGCCAAGGCGGTGGGGGAGCTTCTGACAGCGGACGATATATATTCCGCGTTCGAGCTGGATGACGAGAACGTGCTTGATCTGGTCGGACGGGGTCCGGTGGGGAAATCCATCCGGTATCTCCGGCGGCAGATGGAAATGTGCGTTCCGGAGGCGGAGGGCCAGGACCCGCAGCTTTACGACATCGTCGACGCGGCGTATCTGCTGGACTATTGGCGCATGGCGGAAATAGCCGGCCGGAATCTGAACGACACCCAGGTGCGGTTCCCCGACGACCTTGTCCTGGCTCACGACACAATGATACCGCTTGCGAAAGCTTGCGAGTGCAAGCAGCTGGACGTGAATTTCCGGGTGCGCCGGAAGCAGCTGCGAAAATACAGCTTCCAGGCGGACGGTCTTCTGATTCGTCCGGCCAGGAGCAGGAAGGAGCTGGCGGACGAGGGAAATGTCCTGCATCACTGCGTGGGCACTTACGCCAAGGATTACGCCGAGGGAAGAACCGCCATTTTCTTCATCCGCCGTGTGTCGGCTCCAAAAGAATCATATTTTACGCTGGAGCTGAACGAAAGAAGCCTGGAGGTACGGCAAAACCGAGGCCTTAGAAATTGCGCTCGGACGGACGAGGTATGGGAATTTGAGCACAAGTGGCTGGCCTGGATCCGGACCGGGTGCCGGCAGGACGAAAAGGGCCGGCACCCGGCGGCGTGAGGAAACAGAATCTGACAGGAGGTGCTTTCATGAATGAGTTTGAAAAAATATGCCCGATTATGCGTCAGACCACACAGCACAATTTCCCGGACACAATTCAACTGGGCGACGCGTTCCAGGTGCGGGAAGGAAAAGTCAATAGGAGGAATTGCATGGACAGCACGGATAAAATTCTTGCCCGAGATTTTTCAGAAGAGTTTATCCAACTGATGAAGAACAGGATTTTAACCTCTCACTACAAATACGGCTGGATTTGTGATACATATCCAGAGCTGGCCGATGCGGTGGCGTGCCTGGATCAGCGGCTGGCGCTGTACCGGGAAAGCGGGAACACAGAGCACCTTGTGGATGTGGCCAATTTCGCCATGATTGAGTTTATGCGCCCACGCCATCCGCAGGCACATTTTAAGGGAACCGATTCCGACCAGTCCCCTGGGCTGGTTGGGACCAGCTATAAGCAGTTAATAGAGTGGATCGAACATGAAGCCTGAAAATCCATTCCGGGAGGGTACGCTGATCTGGTCCATTATGGAGGGGGACTGGGAGGATTTGACGGTAAATCAGATAGCCGAGGTACTGGATACAACCGAGCAGCAAATCAGCGTATATCTGTCCCATATCAAAAAGAAAACCGGATATGAGGTTCCATTTCGAAGGAGGCAGCGAAATAAATGCCAAAAATCCTGAAGCGCATCCGCGCTGGCCGGATGGTCTATGAGGTCCTCTACACCGCGCCGGCTGCCGGAGACTCCCCCAAGGCCCGGGCACAGAAGCAGAAGGCCAGCACCCTGGCCCGGGAAAAGCTGAATTTCCGCACGTCGGTGCAGAAGCTGGAGCGAACTCTGGCGGATAACTTTGACAACGGGGACCTGTTCCTCACCACTACTTATGACGGCAAGTATCTGCCGGAAAACCGGGACCGGGCAATGCGCCGCCTGCGGGGGGTGCTGTCCAAGCTCCGGGCGGCCCGGAAAGCCAGGGGCCAGCCCCTCCGTTATATCTATGTAACGGAGGGCTGTTATCCCGGCGGCCGGATCCACCACCACCTGGTCATTAACTCCACCGGGGAGGATCTGGAGGAGCTTCGGCGGCTGTGGAGCTTTGGAGACATCGAGCTGCGGCGGCTGGTCTTTGACAAGGACCACACCTATGAGGATCTGGCCAGCTATCTCACCAAGGAGCCCCGGGAGTGGGGGCACCCCAGAGTGGGGGAGCGGACCTGGACGCCGTCCCTGGGTCTGGTCCGTTCGGAGCCGGAGTGCATGGAGATCCCCGACAGCCTGACCCTGGCTCCGCCGCCGGAGGCGCTGGCCGTCTCAAAGACCGGGCCGGAGACCAACGGGTATGGGGAATGGTGCTGGATGAAGTATATGCTCCCATATTCTCCCAGAAGGAAACGGCCCCGGGCAAAACGAAAACGCAGGAAGAAAGAATAGGCTTTTCTATTCTTTTCGGTCTTGGGGGTAACTATATCTTCTCTCATTTTATAAGAAAAGAGGTTGACAAGGTTGCAAAATGAAAAAAGCTGTGGTAAACTGAACGTGAAGGACGGATGGCTGATCTGTCCCAACTGCAAACGGAACCACCGCCTGCTCCGGGTCGAGCCTGAGACGCAGGCCAGGGGACTGCCGGTGTACTGCCGGGATTGCAAAACCGAAATAATCTTGAATATCGACAGAGGCCAGAGCGTAGAACGCCGGAGCCCATAGCAAGCCGAAAGGCTGTGTTGTGGACTCTGGCGTTTTTTGTTTTGTCAGGAGGTGATAGCCCGTGGCAAATAAACCGCTGCGGCCCTGCCGGCATCCAGGCTGCACGGCGCTGACCCGGGGCGGCTGGTGCTCCGCCCATAAGCCGAAGCCAGGTCCACGCCGGGAAAGCGCGGCGTGGCATCGCTGGTACAGTCTGCCGATTTGGACCGATGATCTTCGCCCTGCACAGCTGTTCCGGGAGCCGTTCTGCCAAGAATGCGGCAGGCGTGGGGAGAGAGTATTCGCCACGGATGTGGACCACGTGCAGGACCATAAGGGCAGTTGGGCTATGTTCACCGACAGTGGAAACCTGGAGAGCCTGTGCCACTCCTGCCACAGCCGGAAAACAATGCTGGACCAGTGGAAAAAACGGCGGAAAAATTCATGTGACAGAGTCTAAATCCCGGGGAGCTTCAGGCGCGCCGGCGCGCGGCAGGAACCGGGCGCGCGCGCAGGGCAAGGCATAGCCTTGCACCCCTCCCCCCGGTGCAAAAAAGTTTTCGGGGGGCTTTGCCCAGACCGCACGTCCCCCTCAGCGAGAGATTTTTCCCCCATGGGGGTTGAAAGGAGTGATTGGAATGCCAGGACCAAGACAGCCCACGGACCTGATTGTGGCCCGGGGGAAAAAGCACCTGAGCAAAGCCGAGGAGGCGAAGCGGCGCAGCCAGGAGCCCAAGGTTGAGAAACCCAAAACGGCCACGCCGCCCAAGTGGCTTCCGGAGCCGCTGAAAACGGGCTTTCGCAAGCTGGGCAAGCAGCTGATTGCCGCCGGGATCTACACCGGCCTGGACGCGGACACGTTGGGCCGGTATCTGGTGGCCCATCAGGAGTGGCTGCGGGCTACACAGTACGCCCAGGCCGGTCTGGAGGCGGGGGACCTGGAGGAGACAGAAGCCTGGGGCAGGGTGCAGGACCGGTATTTCAAGCAGGCCCGGAACTGCGCCAATGATCTGGGCTTGACCGTTACCAGCCGGTGCAGGATTGTAATCCCGGAGGGCGCAAAGCAGCAGGCGGAGGACAGCAACCCCTTCCTCCAGCTGATTGAGGGAGGCAGGGCCGGGAATGGCTGAAATGATTTGGCTGACCCCGTTTATCCATGTGCCGGTTCCGGAGGATGGGGCACAGCTGCGGTACAGCCAGGAGGCCGTGGACCGGGTGGAGCGGTTTTTCTCTCTGCTGGTGTTCGGACAAAACGAGTGGGCGGGGAAGCCTTTTGTGCTGCTGCCCTGGCAGAGAAAATTTATCCAGGAATTTTTCGGAGTCCAAGTCAAAGACCCGGACGGAACCTGGGTGCGGTACCGGCGCTTTTCCTACGACGAAATACCCAAGAAAAACGGAAAGAGCGAGTTTGGCGCCGGGCTGGCCCTCTACTTTCTGCTGGGGGACGGGGAGCCGCTGCCCCATGTGGGAGTTTTTGCCGTGGACAAGGTCCAGGCGGACATTATCTATAAGTGTGCCAAGTATATGGTGGAGCACACCGCTATGTCTGAGCCGAAGCACAAGCCCCTGGTCGTCTGCCGGGACAGCGTCCGGGAGATCCGGACCCGGTATGGCGGGCTGATGAAAGTCTATTCCAGCGATGTAGAGAACAAGCACGGAGCCAGCTACTCCGCCGTGATCTGCGACGAGCTCCACGCCTGGACCGGACGGGCCGGACGGGAGCGGTGGGAGGTGCTGACCGTGGGCTCCGATGCGGCCCGGCGGCAGCAGGCGGTTCTTGTCCTTACCACTGCGGGAGACGACCCGGACCGGACCTCCATCGGCTGGGAAATTCATGAGAAATGCCGGAAGATCCTGGCCTGGCGGCGGGGAGAACCGGAGCTCCCCGGGGACGGGGACGACCCTGCGTGGCTTCCAATTATGTACGGAGTATCCGTCCTCACTGGGGATGACCCGGACAAACTGGCGGCGCTGGACCTCCAGGACGAAGCGCTCTGGAAACAGTGCAACCCGTCCTATGGGGTGACCATCAATCCAAGACAGTTCAGACAGGCGGCCCGGGAGGCCATGCAGAGCGAGGCGGCGGAGCGCAATTTCCGGTGGCTGCGCTTAAACCAGTGGATTTCCGTGAAGGATGTGGGGTGGCTCCCCCTGACCCTCTACGACAAGACCCAGGCCGGCCCCTCGAAAAAGGTGGCGCGGGAGGCCTGGATCCGGGAAAACCTGACGGGTAAGGCATGCTACGCAGGACTTGATATGTCCATGACCACGGACCTGACCGCCCTGGTTCTGGTGTTCCCGCCCCAGCCCGGGCTGGAGACGGCGGTGGCGCTGTTCCGGGCCTGGAGGCCCCTGGAGGGGGTACTGGAGGCGGAGAAGCGGGACCATGTGCCCTATCGGGACTGGGAGCGGGCTGGATTTTTGACCTTGTGCAAGGGGGATATGGTAGATCCCCGGGATATGGTGGAGGCAATACTGGAGGCGCAGGACCTGTATGACTTGCAGTGCGTGGGGGTGGATCTGTATCTGACCCAGACCATCACTCCCCAGCTGGAGGACGCCGGGATTGAAGTGATTGCCATCCCCCAGACCATGACGGGGATGTCCCCCGCCATGAAGGAGCTGGAGCGAATGATCCGAAAGCGGGAGATGCTCCATGTACACAACACCTGCGCTCGGTGGAATTTCGGAAACGTCCGGTGCGCGGTGGACGGAAATGAAAACATAAAGCCCATGAAAAACCGGAGCATTGGCCGGATCGATATCACCGTGGCCTGGATCA